CAGAGATTACCACCTTGCCTGGCGGTCAGAACCTAGGTGAAATAGAAGATATTATATACTTCCAAAGAAAACTGTTCCGAAGTTTAAATGTACCTATCTCTAGGTTAGAAACTGAAAGTGGTTTCTCTTTAGGTAGGACGACTGAGATATCTAGAGATGAGGTTAAGTTCTCAAGATTTGTAGATAGACTCAGAATGAAGTTTAGTAGTATGTTTATGGATATATTACGAACTCAGTTGGCACTGAAAGGAATTATGCCAATTGAAGAATGGGAACTTGAGAAAGAGAACATTAGGTTCGATTATCAAAAAGATTCTCATTTTGTAGAAATGAAGGATGCCGAAATCTTAAGAGAAAGGGTAACTTCATTAAGGGAGTTGGATGAGTTTGTTGGTAAATACTATTCTCAACAATGGATTAGAAAGAATGTTCTTAGACAATCCGAAGAAGAAATAGAAATGATTGATGGACAAATCGAAGACGAAAAAAATAACGAAGATGGGGAAGGAGAGGACTCCTTTGACATGTAAGAGGAAATAATATTATGGCAAGAGAAGATATCAAAAAAATTATAGATTCTGTTGAAGCAGGTGATAATGTAAGTGCGTCTAACGCTTTTAGTACAGCTATGATTGATAAACAAAAAGATGCAATCGATACTAAAAGATTGGATGTTCAACTGGATTGGTTAAACAAACAGGAACAACCAGCAAATGAAGAAGTTTAAGGATTTAGTTCAATCATTAGATGAGGTAAAAAAATTTAAACTTCCTCGTGGAGAACAGGAAGTTGATTCTTATATGGAAAAAGGTGCAAAAGGAAAGAAAGTACCTATCGTTATTGCAAAGAAATCTAATAAATATAAAGTTTATGTAGATGGGCAAGAACTTGCAGTTTATAATAACGAAAAGTTAGCAAGGAAGAATGCAAAAGAGTTAATAAAATTATTAGGAGAAGACCTTAGTGATTTTATTGAAGAAGTTTTAGATGAACCGAAGATAGAAGATACTCTTGGGTTCTCAAATGGTTTGAAAGGTAATCAAACCTACAATGATGTTGCAGAAAAGATTGCAACTATTAAATAGGAGAAGACATGTTTTTAATATCAGAACACCAATCAGACGAGATAAGTCTTATAACAGAAAAGAATGCAAATGGTCAAAAAGACACATTTATTGAAGGTGTATTTCTCCAAACAAATTTAAAGAACAGAAATGGTCGTGTTTACCCCATGGATATCATGGAAAACGAGGTAAAACGATATAACAAAGAATTCATTAGTAAGAATCGTGCATATGGGGAACTGGGTCATCCAGAAGGCCCAACCATTAATCTAGAAAGAGTTAGTCATATGATTACTTCTTTAGAGAAAGATGGTAACAATTTTGTCGGTAAGGCAAAGATAATGAATACTCCAATGGGTAATATAGTAAAAGGACTATTGAATGATGGTGCTAAACTAGGCGTTTCCAGTAGGGGTATGGGGTCAGTATCCCAGAAAAACGATGCACAATATGTCCAGAAAGATTTCATGCTTGCAACTGCAGCTGATATCGTGGCAGACCCTTCTGCACCAGATGCTTTTGTAGATGGTATTATGGAAGGTGTTGAGTGGATAAATGAAAGCGGTGTATTCAAAGCCGTAGAGATTGAATCATGGAAAGACCAGATTCGACAAACCAAACAACGCCATTTGGAAGAGAAGAAGTTAGAAATTATGAAAAATTTCTTCTCTAAACTATAAAAGTTATAAATACATTGTAAAGAACAAATAATTTCGTTCTTAATTTGTAATTATAGAAATTTACATAGGGGAATATACACATGTCAGATATAAATCAAGACGAAGTAATGGAAGCATCAGCTCCTGTTGCTAATAAGGGTGTTGTTACTCCAGAAAAAGACCCAGAAAAATCTTCTCTTGCATCTGTTGATAAAGCAAGTGATGCTACTAAACCTAGCAAAAAGAGAAAAGGTGATAAAGACCAAGGTGATAAATCTGCTCCTAAACAGGAAGAGATTGAATCAAATGACGAATTAGTTGTAGAAGATATGACTAAGATGGAAGCCTTAAGAAGTATCATTGAAGAATTAAAGGGTTTTGAGAAGGAAGACATCCAGTCCTTAGTCAGCGAAATGATGAAGAAAGATGGAGAAGAAGATGAAGATGAAGACGAAGATGAAAAATCAGAGTCTACAAAAGCAGACCTTCTCAAGAAAATTGCTGAACATTTCAAATCCGAGGACGAAGAAATTGTGAAAGAAGCCTTAACTGCAATCTTAGAAGCATCTAAAAAAGATGACGAAGAAGATGAAGACGAAGAGGAAATGGATGAAGCATCTAAAATGATGGCATCCAAAGATGACGAAGAAGACGAAGATGAAGATGAAGATGAAAAATCAGAATCTTACGACATGTCAGACGACATCGATGCTCTAGTTGGTGGTGAAGACCTTTCAGAGGAATTCAAAACAAAAGCAAGAACAGTATTTGAAGCAGCTGTATCTGCAAAAGTTAGAGAAGTTAAAGATAATCTTGAATCTCAAAAGAGAGAAGAGATTGTTGAAGCATCTAACGAACTTAAAGAAGAGTTAATCAATAAGGTTGATTCATTCTTAGGTTATGTTGCAGAAGAGTGGGTTAAAGATAACGAACTTGCAATTGAAAGAGGACTTAAGTCTGAGTTAACAGAAAACTTTATACAAGGACTTAAATCATTATTTGAAGACCATTATGTTGAAGTTCCAGACGACAAATTAGATGTTGTTGACGAACTTGCAAGTAAAATCGAAGAAGTAGAAGCTAAACTAAATGAAGAAGTTTCTAAAAACATCGATTTATCTCAAGAAAGAGATGAACTTGTTAGAACACAAGTGGTTGGACAGGTTTCTAAAGACCTCACTGAAAGTGAAGTCGAGAAACTTACAAAGTTAATTGAAGACATCGACCAAGATGAAGATTTTGAGTCTAATGTTAAAACAATTAAGGAATCTTACTTTAGTGACTCTAAAGAGAAATTACAGTTAGATGAAGAAGTGGTTAGTGATAGCGATGAAAATACTTCGACCAAGGTAAACCTTGACCCAAGTATGGCTGCATATTCTGCCGCATTAGGAAAAGTTGACCCTAACAAATATAGATAGGTCAATTTTAAATATTAACACTTTTTAAAAATTAAGGGGATACATAAAATGTTTATGTCAGAAACTTTACAAGAGAAGTGGCAGCCAGTATTGAGTCATCCAGATTTACCAGAAATCACTGACCCATACAAAAAAGCTGTAACTTCTGTGGTTCTTGAGAACCAAGAAAGAGCCTTTAACGAAGAAAATGGAATCCAAGGATTAACTGAGGATGCACCAATCAATAACGCTGGTGGCGCTGTTGGTGGAACAGGTGTAGACAACTGGAATCCTATTCTAATTTCTTTAGTTCGTAGGTCTCTTCCAAACCTAATCGCATACGACATCTGTGGTGTGCAACCAATGACTGGCCCTACAGGATTAGTATTCTGTATGAAGGCTAGATATAACGATAATACTTCAAGGTTAGCAATGACCGAAGCATTATTTAACGAAGCTGATTCAGATTTCTCTGGAGCAGGAACACAAGCAGGTACAGACCCATTCGGTGATGCAGCTGCTTATGCAACTGGTACTGGTATGACTACTGGTGCGGCAGAAGCAAAAGGTGACAGTGCGTCAAACGCATTTGCATCTATGGCTTTCACAATTGAGAAAGCAACTGTTACTGCTAAGTCTAGAGCTCTTAAAGCTGAATACACAATCGAACTTGCACAAGACCTTAAAGCAATTCATGGTCTTGACGCTGAAACAGAACTTGCAAATATCTTATCTGCTGAAATCTTAGCTGAAATCAACAGAGAAGTTGTAAGAACTGTTAACTTGCAAGCAAAAGCTGGTGCTCAAACTGGTGTTGCTAACGCAGGTAGATTCGACCTAGATGTTGATTCATCTGGTAGATGGTCAGTTGAGAAGTTCAAAGGTATGCTCTTCCAAGTTGAAAGAGATGCTAATGTAATCGCAAGAGAATCAAGAAGAGGAAAAGGTAACTTTATCCTTTGTTCATCTGATGTTGCTTCTGCATTATCAATGGCTGGAATGTTGGACTATGCGCCTGCACTTAACACTGAGTTAAATGTTGATGACGCTGGTAACACATTCGTAGGTGTTTTAAATGGTAAATATAAAGTTTATATTGACCCATACTACACTCTTGACCCAGTTAGTGGTCATAGTAACGAAGGTTACATGACTGTTGGTTATAGAGGTTCAAACCCATATGATGCTGGTGTTTTCTATTGCCCATAT